ATTCCTGACAGCGAGCACCACCTCTAACTCATCACCTTAACTAGACTTATGCCAGCAAGTTTATTCAGTCACTCCCATACCTGATGATCAGTCAGGTATATACTATTTATAACACATCTAAGGTTGTTTGTCAACCTGTTCTTCAAATTTTTTTATTTTTGTTAGGAGATCATCAAACATATCTCTGACCTCTAAATTAGGATCTCCACCTAACATAACGACTGCCTGTTTCATGTTGTCAGCAACTTGTTTTGCTTCTGGATCATCACTCAACTGAAGACGGGCATGAAATACTTTTTGTTTATCTAATAATTTTTTTAGTGCTTCAAAATACTGTAACTTTCTTTCCTTATCAAGGAGTGCAAGATTAGTTACTGATCTAAAACAAAACTCTTGAAGAGCAGCCATCTCTTGGATGTCACCCCTGACTAATTCTGATTGAAAAAATTTACTCATACTAGTATTAATTTGGCACGACTTGTTTTCTTCATAAAATTAAGTTGTTGTGCTTCATATTTAAGCTTCTCTTTAAGTGGTTTTGATATCAATTTTGATACGGATTCCACTTCTATTTCATTTTTTTCACAAAGGTGTAGCACTGAATCTATGTAGTTCATATCTTCATTTGTCACAGCAATTTTCTCTACCTCTTGTGAGAACTTCGCACTAGTCATAAATTTATCTTCAAGTAAGTTTTTCTTTTCCATATGTTTGGTATTCGTCTATGTACTCAATGAGTTTAAGAAGATATTCCTTCTTAGGTGGTTTGATTACAACTTGAGTTTCACCATTCTCACAAGCAACTATAGTTACCAATTGTTTAACAGTTAAACCGTACAGTTCTTGAAGACAACAAGCATATGCTGTCTCTTGAACAAAGTAATCGTACAAATAATTTTCTTTCTTTGGTGTGGCAGAAGTTTTAAAATCTATAATGGATAACTTCTCATCAAATTCTGCTATACAATCTACACGACCCGCTATTTCTAAATGGTCTGAATAGAGTGCTGCTTCTTGCAGTAAAATATTATTTATGCGATCTAGTACACGTTTACTATTGTGAAACATGAATACAGGAAGTGGAGTCTCCTTGTACTCATCAATCTTTAACTCATTGTTAAAGTAGTCCTCAACTATAGAGTGGTATTTTGTACCACGTGATGCAGAACGTGAGGAAATTGCTGCAGCTTTGTCTTTACCGACACGTTTTCTCCACTTAGCAAGACCTTTTTGTTTCTTTTTGTTATTGCTAATAACAGTAGTAACAGAAGGGTAATGATCTCCATTAGGTGTTCTGTAAAGTCTTTTACCGTTCACCATTTTTGCTTTCATATCAATAGGAACTAATTCCTTGTGTGTAAAGACAGTATCCATCATAATCCTAATGACATCTTGCTAATTAAGTAAGATTTTACCAAACCAGATCTAACGATATCACCTACTCCAAATTCTACTTCAGAAAACTCATCCATATTTTGAAGAATACGTTGGAAATCTAAGATGCCATTACGCTCATTTGTTTTAACTAGATCTGATTGATTTACATCTCCACAGAATACTATTTTACTATCCTGTCCAACACGAGTCATGATTGAATCAAGTTCGTGGAAGTTAAGATTCTGACACTCATCAACAATGATGATAGCATCATCAAGAGTAGTGCCACGGAGGAATGATGTAGACCAGAATGAGATTGTTTCTTGTGTTTTAAGGTTATCATATAACATATCAAAACTAGTTTGGTCAGGCATATGAAACATATTTCTTACCATATTTTTGTATGGTATTTGATATAGTTCTGACTTATCTTCATGAGTACCAGGCAAGAACCCAATCTCACGTGTAGATACAAGAGACCTAACGATGTACACTTTTTCGTAAGGTGATTCTTCATTCATCACCTCTTTAAGTGCTAGGTACAATGCAATGAATGTTTTACCTGTACCTGCTGCACCAAATGAAAATAAGTTTTTACCTTTATCCCATTCTTTAAAAAAGAACTCTTGGTTTTCGGTAATAGGACCTACATCAAGGAAGTAATTACTGTTAATAGGTTTCTTCCTTTTCAACATTTTCTTAGACATACCTGTAGGAGAAGGTGTCTTCTTTTTAACTGCCATAATTTACCACTGGTATCCGTCTTTTGATCTAGGGCATGATCCATAATGAGGATTCTTTTTAACTTGAGACATCACATCTGCCCAACCAGGATGTGTTTTTCTCATCTTATCTCTCCAATCTCCAACTTCACCCATACTTGCTACACCTGCTGTCCAATCTTTATCCCAATCAGGATTGTCAATCCTCCATTGTTCATAGTCTTGAATAGACATACGAAACTCTTTTGTTTCGCCAGTTTCTTTATGTTTTACATTATAGGTTGGCATTAATTCCACTCCAATGCTTCGGATATAATAGGAAATTGTTCTTTAAATATATCTCTACATTTTTCAGCAATTTCCATGTGTTCTTTCTGTGTTCCATGTGCAGAACGTAGATCTATATAGTGAATCCAAGAACGTATTGTTCCTGTCATATACAATCTAGTTGGTGTTGCTAACGGGAGAACAAATCTCGCACATTCCTTCGCAATACCCTCACGTATGAGTTCATTGTAAAGGTCAAGTCCTTCAGCGAAATACCTCTCAATATTTTTCTGAAGTTGTTTCGTTTGATCTTCGGGGATATCATCTATAGAATTTTGTCTATTTTTAGTGTCTTGTCTTCTTAAATCAGGAATAGGAATCTTCCCTAAGAAATTGGTATTAGCATAACGCTGACTAAATTCTTGGAATGTAAATGATCTATGTCTTAGAACTTGTGCTGCCAATCCTCTAGTAGTTTCAATTTCTAGAGTCATGTGTGCTTGTTCAAAGACCGACCAGTGTTGATGCTTTATGCAGTAACCTAACAAACCAGCTACGTTTGGGTTGTCCTGATTCTTTGGGTTGCTCACCCTTGCTATGTAACCTATTGTCTCCTCCGCTTTCGGAGTGACCGTGATGAGTTTCACTTGTTGCATTATATTTTAATCTCTTACGAATTAATTTTGCGTACTTTACATCCTCTTTAGTATACCACTCTGGATTCTTTTTTGCAAGTTTTATTATTCTCTTTGCTGTTTTCCTTGTATTTTTTCTCTGACTCTCTTCCATAGAGTTACAATTACTTCTTGGTATCAATAGGTATTTATACGACTTTTTAAAACAAAAAAATCTGGGAAAAATTTTTCCCAGATTTATGTTAACCAAAAACTAATTTTGGTTTAGCTCTGAGAAGCGAACTTGCGTTTCACTTTAAGACCACGATACATTAGATCATGGTTTCTTTGTTGAGCTTCTTCTTGTACCATCTTACGGTACTCTTCAGTGTCATATTTGACACCACGGTAAGTGACTTGTGCCATTGGCTTGTTCCTCAGTAGTAGGGTGAATAACCCGTTCCTTCAGTCGGCATTTGCGTCCCGTTAGGGATGAACGTACCCGTTCCGTGTCGGCTTACTTGCGACCTCTTACGAGGTTGAACGTAATGCTATGTTAGCATATCCTAATTATTTAGACAAGAGCAAATGTATAAACCGATACATTTTATTCTAATTCTGGTTCAATATGTAGATTAACTGTTTTTGTTTCTTCCTCTTCCTCTTGTGTTCGGTATGCCCACTCATCTGTGTGTCCTACAGACCACCACTTAGGTAAAGTTTCTACTGCATAATTCTGACTGCATACTTTAAAGTCAGGTCGCTTAAGGTTGTCATTATCTACTAAACTATTATCAAAGAACTGACATCTGTTGTTTGGTTGTGCTGCAAATTGTCCGTTATCTAACTGTATGATATTAAATGTCTTATGCTCTGGGTCATGTTCAGAAAAATTTACATCAAGAACAGACTTGTCAGGATGTGCAGTATCAATAGTAAATTCATACTCACCTGCATGTAATTTTTTATCCTTACCAAAGAACTGACACCTACCTAGTATTGGTTTCTGTATGACTGTGATATTGTAGTCAAAACAATCCCACAATTGTAGTACATCAAGAGGTAATTGATTATCTCTATCATAATCTTCTTTCCAGACGAACGCACTGATAGGTAACTTGTCAAACAATGCACCGTAGTCAGTTAGTAATGTCTCAAAATATAATGCTTTTGATTGTATACTCCTTACAGATATCCATATACCAGGTGTCAATTCACCATGACCTTTCTCTAGGTCATAAAGATATTCCTTCTTTACCCATACTTTTCTAAGAGGTAAAGGGTGTACTAAGTATGCCATTAATTATTTTAATTCTCCATCTGCTGAAGATCTTTTCTTTCTTTTTCTTTGTGGTGCTTTAGCACTGTTGTTGCTCCAAAGATTAGGTCTCAATGTTCCTTTAGATTGTTTCAACCATTTGAATTCCTTTTTATATTTGTCATAGTAATGATCAAATATATCTACTGCCTT